AATGTCCTCTTTTCTGTAAACTTTCTTAGCACTTACCATTTTTGAGCAGAATTGTCTTGAAGTTGATTTTGTTGTTGCTGGTGCATACATATATCTTACAAGAAACTCATTTCCCTCTTCTCTTGATTGCTTAGAAGTTCCATCTTGATCACTCTTTTGATATGGCTTTGCACTTCCAGTGCTTACAAAACTCCAAATCTTAGAAAGCAAACTCTTTTCCTCTGGCTTGTTTAAATCAGTTATAACTTCATCAAGCTCCTCTTCATGCTCATAACTTACCTCACGCTCATCAATAACATCAAAGTCCTTTAAAAGCTCCTCTTCATCTTCTCCGAGCTCAATCAAAGCATCTGCAATATCACTTCCCATTTCATCTGGAAGCTCTTTGCTTAATTTAACTCCAGTTTCCTCTTCTCTTGTTTCCTTATCAACTACGTTATCCAAATCAGTAAACTCAAGTGGTTGAAGCGTTTTAAAGTACAATTTAAGAGCTATATTGTTGTAAGCTAATATCTGGTCAAACGCATCAATCAAAAGCGTCTGAAATGGTCTAATAACAGTGTTATCCATTAAAGTACTTGCAGTTTGGAGTTCTTCTGCATTGTTTCCAAGTCCAGTGCTGTCCTTAATTCCCAGAAGCATTGGAGAAACTACTCTGTGTGCTACCATTATTTTCTTACCGCTCTCGTCTGATAAAAATTGATACTGATTGTGAGCATCACTTAACTGGATTGGCTCAATAGTTGCTGCACTCTCTGGATTGTCGTTAAACGCAAGAATGAATTTACCCGCGTTAGAACTACCGCTGAACTTAGAATAGATGCGGTTTTCTAACATTTGTCGCTCTTCGGCGTTAGGTGTACCATTGTTAAAATTAATTAGCATACTTGGTGCTAAACCGTTAAGTATGTTATTGAGATGATAGTTGCTAATCTCCTCCTCAAGCTCTGCATATTGAAGTCCACCTTGATAATCTGGAGAGGAATAGTATTTGTATCCAGCTCGATACGGTTTTACATATACAATCTCGATTGATTCATTTGAATAACCAAAAGCTGGTATTCTTGTGCAATCATCTGCTCTCTTTACTTTACTCCAGTTATCTGAATAGTAATACGCTTCAATCTCTCCTTTCTCATTGCACTTCTCTGCTCTCAAGTTCTCCACTGGGATATGCTCTACTCTTGCAACAGTCTTTCTGTCCTTTGAGTATATCACTTGCATGGAGCATTGACCCATAAGCTTTAAATCATAACAGAGCTTTCTTACACAATCTTTGTGAAATAAAGAAATCATCTTTGCGTATTGCTCTGGCTTTCTGTTTGAATCTAAAGCATCCAATCCCTTTCCGTATATCATCTCCGATACTCCGTTGATAATAGCATTGTTTGTTGGACTTCCATTATATCTGTCAATAAGATACTGGAAATAATTATTGTCGTTTCCATACGCAACCCACTCTTTATTGGATTTCTCCACAATCTCTGGACTGGTATATGTGCTTAGATTTACTACTCTTAAATCATTCATAATATTATGTAATCGTTGTCATAACTATCCTCCTGGACATACTCTCCATTATTTACAGAGTAATAATCGTTGTTGGATTGATTAATTGTTTGGTCTGTGCAAAATACTCTGTCTTTATAAATTACAGAGCTTCCATTCTTTACTTCCAACGTATAGAAATCTCCCTCCGTTAGCGTTCCAAAATCTGCTGTAAAAGTTGAGTAATTTCTGTCTGTTGAAGCTGTTGGAGTTATGCTTATATTTGATCCAGTGCTCTCACTTTTTAAATTTACAGTGATGCTACCAGTAATGTATTCTCTTGGAATTATCTTAAAAGATTTACTTCCACTTGTTCCAATTAACTTCATATTAATATATAAACAAAAAAGAAATATTTTGCATGAGAATTGCAAAAACACTGATATTTATGGAATTTATGTAATAAGTATTTTACATAATTTTGTAAGAAGGGTTTTTCGTCAGTTCAAAGAACTCGGTTTTTTAATAGACCTATATTACAGAGAGCATAACAACTCGTAAAACGCTTAAAATTGCCCTTAAATCAAATAAATTAAAAGCATAAAAAAAGGGTTACCGATTAAGATAACCCCTTGAATATACCCTTTAATTTGCTCTAAATTATAGGTCTGGATCTATCTGTGTAGCATCCTCTTGCAAGTTGCTTACAAAGTATGGTGGAGCTACTTCTTGAGCTGTTGCAACTAAAGTAAACCCAGAAAGGTCACCCATTGCTGCACCGCTTACGATTGTACCACCAGTAATTTCTGCACCGTTCTTATGTCCGATTAACAGTTGATTTCCATTGTAATCTTCTACTACGTAATGAGCTCTACCAGCATTCAAAAGTTTGATTTGCTCTTGCGTTGCTACATCAAGGAAAGTAAAAGTAATGTTTAAAGTTGTTTCATAAAAAGTCGTTCCATTCTCTCGTGAACTGTTTACTGCTGTTTCCAAAGAACTGTTACCTTTGATATCGAACTTAAAGAAATCTCCTCCAGTTGTCAAATCAATTGTTCCAGATGTATCAGAAAGAGCAGCAATCGTTGGGTCAAAGTCAAGAATGTAAATTGTCTTAAGACCTCCAACGCTATTCTTACAAGGTAAAGAGCGACCGCTTGTTACTGCACATGCCATATTTTTAGTTTTTTAAAATAAAAAAGGGTAGGGATATTCCCCACCCCTCTTTTCTGTTAGTTATTAATTTAATTATGCAAGTGTATAAAGAGCGATGTCTCCACCGATACCATACTGAACTCCAGCGGTTGCTCTCATTACTACTCTTACGTTTTGACTTCCATCTACGTCGCTCATGTCAATAACCTTAACTTCTTGAGAATCTGACAACAAGCCAGTACCAAAGAATAAGTTTGACTTCTGTGCAGCAACCATGTGGTCTGCTGGCATTCCAGGAGCTCTGAAGATTTTGATTCCATCAAAAAGCAAGTTGCTTAATGCTTGGTTGTTTCCTTTATTGTCATAACCATTAGCACCTACCCCACCAGATTGGAATCCTCCTAAAGCACGTAAGTAAAGTTGATAAACATTGTTAGGAACATAGATGTGTAAATCTTCTTGGTATAAAACGCTGTTTGGAATAGCATCTACCAATTTTCCGATTTCTGTTGTGATATTTGCTGCTGTAAAAGCAGTTTCAGAAGTTACTGCATCATTAACATCTCCATCTGCTGCCATAAGAACAGTAAATCCATCAAACTCTCCAGCGTTAGCATTTACTCCACCCCAGATGTTTTGCTCTGTTTTCTGTGCTACTTTCTCTGCAACGTGAGAGATTAAGAAGTCAGAAAATGATGGAGGAAGTTGGTCGAATGTAGAATAACCCATCTCGATTGCTTCCCAGTCAGAACGGAAATCTTTCTTACACAATTGTAAGTTTACTTGAAACTCCTCTGGTTGTAAGATTCTTTCTGTTAATGTAATTGTAGAAGTAGGATCAAAATCACAAGTAGCATCTTTTAAGATTGCATCAGTTGAAACTTTTTTGATTACTTCTTTAAACTTAACGTTTGGTTTGATTTCTACTCCACCATTGCTAAGTGTTTCTCCGCTTAGTAAAGCTGCACTGATGTATTTACCAGCAAACTCACCAGCGTAAGTTGTTGTAATTGATGTTGTTGTTGCCATTTAATTTATTGATTTATTTTGTTAATTACTCGGTCTAAAATTGTTGTTGGTCTTTTTGGAGCTAATCTGTTTAAATTCACAGAAGCTTTATTTTCTGGATTTGCTTTGATTGGCTCTGCTGCTGGCTCATTGAGTTCAGCTTGTACATCTTCTGGAACTTCGCTTAATTCAGTTCTTTCATGCTTTGCAAGTTCCTCTGTAATTAGATTCCCCAAATCTTCTGCACTCATTTCTTCCTTTGGCTCAAGCATTGCTTTGATTTCCTCAATCATTTCTTTTACCTCTGCAAGTTCCTCTTTAGTAGCGTATCCAAGCTCTTCTTCTTTTTCTTCAAGCTCTACTTCTTCCGAAGCTTCAACTTCTTCAACCTCTTCTTCTGTTGCTTCTGGAGTTTCCTCTTCTGCACCAGCTTCTTTGATTTCAGATATCAAACCCTCTTCTGCTACTACAAGCACTCTACCATCTTCAAGCTCATACTCTCCAATAGGTACAGCAACTTTCTCGTCTTCTGTAACAATAAAAACTTCGTTACCAGATTCAAACGCTTCTGCTTCTAAAACAGCACCGTTTTCTAACGTCTGTTGTTCTAACTTAACCTCTGTTGATAAGTTAAGAACGTCTTTGATTTTCTCGATCATATCGTTCGTGTTCATATTAATATATAAGTGTTAAAAAATTAATTTGCATTTTTAAGCTTTTTTCTGGATGATAAACCACTCACTTCCATCACTCCAAACATATATCCCCTCGTAAGATTTGTTTATTTCATAATAGTCAGTAGATCCATCTAAAGTATCACTTCCACTCGGTGTTAGATAAACTCTTGTATTGGTATTAAACCCTCCATTTGAAATGAATCGTATTGCTCTGTTTGTGCTACTTGATGCACTTGGAAGATTTAAAGTCATGTTTCCACTTGCACCACTCCAAGTTAATTTTACAAGCTTTACATCTGCATACTGACTGTCTGATAAGTTTACAGTTTCTCCGCTTGATACAGTTATATGAGTTGATACTAAATAGTTTATAATATCATTTACAGTAGCTTTCTTTGTGCTTGAGCTTTGGACAACAACCAGATTTTCATCTCCAGTTAATGAAGATACTCCAGTTAATTCAGTTATTTTTTTGTCTGCCATTATAACTTTATTTTAGAATTATTTTCTTGTAATATGAAACTCCTATCTTCTTGAAGTAAAAAATCTGCTAATCTTGTTATGCTTCCAATACCTTGAGCTCTTAAGCTTCCGTCACAACATTTAGTTGAATAAGTATTGTCCTCGCACAAACAAGCTCTTCTCTTTCCCTTTGGAGATGACTTTCCAGGAGTTATAAATTTTTTAAATCTTCTCATTTTATTGGAACACAATTAGGTACTAATTTTCCGTTCTTCATCTTCATTCCATATTGTCTGTATCCAGCTTGACAAGGAGCTTCAAGATCAATCAAATCCAATTCTTTTAATTTGCTAAGTGCCCAGCGTTTGCCAGCTTTACCACCCCATAAAAGATAAGAGATTGTTCCACATGCTTTTGTATTCCCCTCATCGTAATACTCCTCTGCTCTTGACAAATAAGAATACATACGCTTTATTGTTTGAACGCTTATTGGCTTACCTTGAGCCAATTGTTGAGCTCTAACTTTCCCAACTTGAGTTGCACATTTATTATTTACTTTCTCATTAAGCTCCAGACCTCTCTTTGCATTATTTTTTACTCCACTTGGATAATCAGAATAACTCTCAAGAATTGTTTTCTTTCCAGATTTTGTTCTCTTATCATTTTTGATGATAGCTTTTATCTCTTTCAATAAATATTCTGCTTCTGATTCCTCAATCTCTTGCAGTATTAAATCACTGCTAAAATCCCCAAGAGTCTTATCTTTTGGTCTTTCCATTTTATCTGCAAAGTATCCCTCAATTGAAAACCCTTTTACTTTTCCAGTCTTTACAAACTCCTCCCAGATTTTATCATTGTTTACTTTTACGCTTCCAACCCAAGTTCCTAAAGGTAAGTCCATTCCATACTTCACGCTCTTATCATGCACCTTATCCTCAACAATCCAACTCTCAACTAAAGAAAGTCCGTTTATTTGATATTGATGTTCAAGCGTTGAGTTATTCTGTTTTCCTTGCATGAGATACATCTGCGAAGCTTTCAATACAGTATCCTTTGAGAAATATATATAGTATTCATCTTCTCCGTTTCTGCGGTATATTGGCTTGTTAGGAATTAAAAGAGCACCCATCAAGATACGCTTTTCTTTGTCTATTTCTGCAAGTTTAAACTCTTGGCTTTTAAGTGCAATAAAGTCCTCTTCAATTGCTGGATTTTCTACAACAGAAATGGCTTCAATTCCAATCTCTTGTTCTTCATCCAGGATAAGTTCTACAATTCTCATATCTATATATAAATTTTAATTTATTTTTTTGCCTTTATAAAGTTGCACCCTCAACAATGTTGTTTTCTAAGCTTTGAGCAGTTGTAACATCATTAGCAACAACGTAAGCTTGAACTGGCTGTTGAGTTTGGCTTCCTACTGCTTCTGCTAACTGGCTTGTTTCTGTTGCACCTACTATATTAAAGCTTGGAGCTTGTGGTTGAGTAGCAGCACCGCCACCAGCTCCTCCCAATCCACCAACACTTGCACCTCCACCGCCACCGCCACCGCCTAAACCAGCGACAGCTTGTGCAGCAATAGTTGCAATTGAAGTTGCTGCGGTTAATTTAGTTGATAGGATTCCTTTTGCTGTTGCAGCGGCTTGAATGATATAAGCTGGATTTGGAACTACACCAATCACTGCTGGTGTTGCAGCAAGATTCGCTTTTGCTTGTGCTATTGCACGTGCAGCGTTTGAAATTACTTGAGCTATTGCAAGACCTTTCTCAACAACTAACAATGTTTTTGCAACTCCTTTTGATTTTCCAGCCAACATTCCAATAACTTGAAGACCTCCTTGAATTGCGTTTGCTTTAGCTTGTTGGAGATTTGTTTCTGCTTGTGCAAGTTCTTCATTTAATTTTTTTGTTTCCTCTAACTGTTTAGCGTTTTGTGCTGCTCTTACTTCATCTCTTAACTGGTTGTAATATGCTTCTACTTCCATCTTTTGAGTTTCAGTAGCATTCAATCTTTCAAGCTCTGCAAGTTTTCTTTGCTCTTCTAACTCTATTTTTTTAAGCTCTGTATTGGCATCTCTGTCCTCTTTTTTCTTGATGTAATCTTGTTGGATTTTCTCAATAGCAGCTTGTTTCTGCTCTTCTGTCATTACATCCTTATCTGCACCCTCTTTTGTTGTTTTGTTTGCTTCTCTTGTTGCTGTCGTTAATTCAGCAGTAAGTGCTTTCTGGAGTTTAAGTCTTTGCGTATCTTTATTTATTAAGTCGGCTTTCAATTGAGCTTCCTCATCAAGATCTGCTTTGTTGCTTTTTGTTAAAGCATTCTCTGTCTGTTTAGCTTCCAGTCTTAATCTTGCAACTTCTGTTTCTTTATTTGCTAAATCCTCACTTATTGCACCAGCTTCCTTAAGGAATTCAATTCTTTCTTGAGCAGTAAAGTTTTCCTTATCTGCTGCTTTCTCTCTTAATTCTGCAATATTTCTCTCGGCTTCTGCTCTTTCAACTATTAAGTTTCTTGCAAGTTTTTCTGCTCT